ACAACACCAGTTCGACGGGGATATACATCGTCAAAGGTCTTAGTACTTTCCCATATCCCAAAAACGGCCTGAGCAGCTACGTTCTCAATGTAGCTTTCCCCCTTGCTTTTACCGGGAAGACACAGCTTAAATGCCCTGTACTTAGACGTGTTGATGTTACGTGAGCTTCCAAAAACATTTAGCCTTGTGATGATATTAGAGCTGTTACTTTTTTGCCTTGTCAGCTCATATATTCCCTTCCCTTTTCCATACTCAAACGTATAAGGATGTATCGTTCCAACCTCCCCAATATTGATAGTCCGAACGCCAGTGTCTGGGTCAATATCTATCCTGAATTCAGTATTATACACGTCCTCTGAACATAAGTGTTGTAGGACTGTTAGGCAGTTATCATCCTCCCCAAAAGATAGCGTCTTCGTCTCAGTGCCAACTGGGTAGGTGCCCAACTGCCACTTCCCAGGAAATACACGAGTTACATTTGAAATTAAGACATTTAGGAATAATTCAATATCTCCGGTTAGGCTATCTCCGTTTAGGTCCTGGATTTCGTTACTTGTTGTATCTACATTAACTGAGAAGGCGGCCCGTAAAAGGTCGTATTGAACACCCTCAAATTGAACATCATAGACGAAGTGACGTTCTCCTAACTTTCGCTCAGTAGCCGGGGTATTTAGCGTGTAATCGCGCCCATAGATAGTAATCTTATCGCCAATGGTGAACACTATCTTAGTAGCACTCTCAAGGCTTAAATCTATCGTGTCGGAGCCAAGTAACTCGACAGTTTGTTCAAATTTTACAATGCTGGTTGCCGCAGCTCGGTTAAGAAGAGTATATGTACTCCCGTCTTTTCTTGTAACTATAATTTGGTCCATAGTACCGTTCCGTTAGTTGAGAAATTTCCTATCTCATCGATATTTCCAGTTACGACAGCGTAATAAGTGCCGTTAGTCGTATATGTGTGTTGAGCGACCTGTCCCGCCCCAGTTACGTTCCTTGTAACCGCCCCATCCCCCCAATATATATCTAACATTTTAGTTGTTGTGACCGTTACAGTTAGCGTAGCAGTCTCAGCCCCTGTTCTTATGTGTTTTACAACACGTTTTAGCGGGCTTGGCTCGACGAGTTCGAGGACAAATGTACCGACCATCGCATCGTCACTCCAAGCATTACTAAGCTCTACCCCCTCGGCGAGATAAACCTCGTACAAAAGTGGTTTAGTTGGGTCAACAAAAACCATTAAACGGCGCGTACCAGGTAAATCCATGGCGTCCAGAAAGGTGTTCGCTTTCGTAATAAAAGACTCTTTATTCTCAGCGTAGATAAAGCAAGTTAGCGTTATCTTTCTCGCTTCATATACACGCTGTGAGAGATCAACGACCTCGCCGTGATAATCTGCCCAATCAGTACGTATTCCGGGCTTCACCCTCGGCCTGCTTAACAGACCTTCTGACTTAGATATATAGACGCCATAAGTCTTCAGATCCACGCCGTCAAGGTAATATGTTACATCCATAACTCAATTAAATTAGTCTTGTTATTAAGATAATCCCTGGGCTCTCAGGTTGTCGTTCGCCATGGTAGCGAGCCGCCTATCGATGCTTTGAAGGTACGAATTATACCTCGTATTGGCAGCTATTTCTGACATATATAATAGCTGCTGACGGATAACAGATGTTTGCTCAATCTGCCCGATGCGAATAGCATTAATGTATCCGCTCAGGATGCTGGCTGTATCCTCGCTCATTCCTTTTATCCCGCCAGTTAATGCTGAAGCAGTATCCCCGCCGGTGAACCCTTTGTAACCAGCGCCCTGAAGTGCTTTGTCCATTTCCTCCATCATCGTTACAGCTCCAGGTATTGCCTTCGACATATCCTCCGCGAACCTCATCACATCATCTGTCCATACTCCATCACCGCCGTCAATGCTCTTTTCCATATCCTCCTGTAACTTGTCGAAATAGCGCTGGAAATAAGGTGTTATTAGCTCCTTCATCATCATTGATTGGAGAACATCATTAACAACATCCTTGAAATCCTCGGCGGCATTTGTGCCGTTTTTAAAAGCGTTAACCAGCGTACTCTCTAAGCTACTTCCAAGGTCCCCCGCTACATCATTTATGATGCCACGCATCTCGTCCATGGCCTGTGCATAACCCTCTGCTGCTGTCTGAGCGTTAGATACCATTTTTCGGGTGGCCTCATCGGTTATATATCCGAGGTTGTCCATCGTGGTGAAAAAGTCGGTCCACTCCTCTGTCGTCATCTTTGCCACATCAGCCGACGTCTTCCCCATAGCGGTAAAAGTCTCATTGAAGGCCTTTCTTAGTTTAGAAAGAGCGTTACCCTCAGCCTTCCTGTCAGCATACCCACCGAATATGCCGGCGGGGTCAAGCAACCCTCCCAAAAAATCTTTAAACGACCTATTTTGAAGGGCAACGTTCATCTGGCCAAAAAGAAGGTCCTGCATCCCTTCCCCGCCGTAGGCAGCCGCATAATCGCCCATTATTTGCTTCATACTGAACGAATAGTCGTCCGTTTTTGTGCCGAACAGTCGCCTTTTGGCCTTTCCCTCAGCTGTAAAAATGGCATTTCCCATAAGGGCTGAGATGTTCTTCTCTAGTTCAGCTTCAGCATCACTTACAGCTGTCAGCGTATTTTTGAACTGCTTCATGGCGTCGGGCGAAAGAAAGGCGCTTTGTTCTTCCGAGGCTTTCGCTCGCTGCCTTTTAAGAGCGTTGATTTGCCCCTCTATACTAAGCTGATTGGCAAGACCTGCATTTATCTCTCGCTGAGCGTCCAATTCGGCGTTGGCCCAGTTCTTTCGCTGCTTAGCCAATTCGCCACCTGCCGTAATTGCAAGGGAAATGATACCAGATGCCTTTTGAAAACCTGAGGCGTTGCTGTCATTCAGGGTACTGATAACATTTCCAACACCACCAATCAAATCTGCGACTTTCATAAGAGCGCTCCCCAAATCAGCATCAATCTCTGAAACAGCCCTTGCGACGTCCTGCGCTGCATAGGCTGAATCAATTAGATTTTCTGCCAGTTCAATCCTGTCTTGATACAGTATAGCTTGCCTAATATTATCCTGAACTGCCTCTGTATCCTTAACGGCCTCTTCGAGCACCGTCTTGTCAGCCTTTGGCATTTCTATTTTAAGCGTTGGGGATTGCTCCTTCATATCAAGCCCCTGCATCTTTGAAGAGAGTTGAATGCCAGACTTGGCAGCAGCCTGATAGATTGCATTCAGGGCAGGCATATTGCCTTTTTGCTTTTCGGCTTCATTCTTTAAGAACTCCGAATAATCTTCACCCTCTTTCCTCAAGTCAGAGTAATATTCTTTTACAGCCTCTTTATCTTCATCTAATGCCCCCTGGAAGGCATCTGAATAGTCATCATAAGCCTTTTTGGTGTCAGATAGATACTTCTCGTATTCCTTTAGAGCTGATTGTTGCTCTTCAATAGCTTTTTGACGGTCTTCTTCCTCTTTCTTTCGCCTTTCTTCCTCGTCTTTGGCGGCTTCCTCAGAGGCCTTAACCATTTCGGCATACTGTTCCTCCGAGCTCTTTTGACCTGATATGGCTCTGATGGCCGCCTGAGCGTTAGCTATTTCCTGAAGTGCCTGTGCTTCTTCCTCATACAGAGTTCGGGCTCGCCTTGAGGCTTCTGTAATCTCTTTTTGAGTTAACGATACATCACGACTGTAAGTCATCCCCGTCGCCGTAGTAAATGATTCCCGCCTTGTCCCAGTCCTGAATTTTTGCTCTTCTTCCTTTAATTCAGCTCGTATTCCGGCCAACCGTTTTTCTGCCGCTTTTAAATCCTCCCTTGTAACGTACAAAGCGGCTTCCTTTTGAGCCTTACTGTACTCTTTTACTTTCTCAGTATTAATATCTAACGCCTGCCCGTAAGCATTAAATTCTCTTACAGCTCCCGGAACGTTATCAGCCAGAGCCTGCATTATCTCATTCAGGCGGCTATTCTCCTCGGCGGTTCGTTCTGTTTTGTCTTTCAGGGCCTCATACTCCGACACAAGGCTATCTATCTCTTTCCCGGCACTAGCCAATTTCTCAGTTGACTCCCGCAAGCTATTAAGGATACCCTCAGTATCCTTTGACCTCGCATTAAATACGATGATAGCGGATACGACAGCGGCAATGGCGGAAGCCAAGGCTCCCAGAAGGTTCGCCTTCGTGGCTGCATTGAACCCTTCCTGGGCTTGCTTAGCTGTCATTATCCCTTTAGCGAGATCGTACCATCGTTTAATCTCTCCGGCCACGTCCCTTGCTTTTTCCGCCATGTGTGCAAAAATTATAGCAGCCTTGTAAGCGCCATACGTGGCGATGATAATCTTCAAAACATCCAATACCTTTTCATAGTTCTCTACAATTGATGTAGCCCCGCCTATTACGCTGGATAGAAGCCCCTCCTGTCCCTTACCTATACTATTCAACATATTGTCCCAGGCGTCCTCAAGATTGCTTATTTGCCCTGTTAACGTCTTAGACTGCTCTTTCATAAGGTTGTAAAACTGGCCGCCGCTATCGGTCATCTTGTTAATCACCTTCTGAACGTCGGCAAATCCAATCTGCCCGGCTGATACCATCGCATTTATTTCCTCCGCTGTTACGCCATACATTTCGGCTAGCTCTCTCACAAGCGGAATGCCTCGCCCGGTGAATTGCCGAACGTCCTGAGCGAATAGACGACCTTGTACCATAGTGGTACCGTACAAATAAACAAGGTCATTAAGAGGGACTGATAGCCCAGCGGAAATATCCCCTAGCCTTGTTAACGTCTCGTTGACGTCTTCCGCAGCTGTGCCATACGCAAGCAACTGCTTAGCACCTTGCGCCACTTCTTGCATTCCGAATGGTGTAATGGCGGCAGTACGGACCAATTCGCTCATTAGCTTGTCGGACTTCTCTTTACTTCCTAGCATTGTCGTGAATGCGACCTCCAACTGTTGAAATTCGCCACGCACATTGACTACTTGCCTTGCGAAATCAGCCATGGCAATAGCGCTGAAAGCCCCCGCTATCATCCTTCCCAACCCATCGAAGGAACCCTCCATCCGCTTAGTTTCCTGCTCTGTAATTGAGCTGAGACCGCGGACACGCGCCGACATTTCGTCTATTTGTTTCTTGAAGTTTGAATTGTTTACCCACGCGTCAAAGGACAGGGCACCATCTGTATTTTTCATGATAGAGTATTTATGAAAGACATTATACTGCTGGCGTTCTCTTTGTTTAGCTTCTTCTTATCTTTTTTAGACTGGCTCTCGTATTCGTAATACGGTAAGTCACTCATTATTCGCTGGACCGTCGCCCAAGGGATGCCGTGATGAAGGTAGTCCCAAGACCAGCCGAAGTGGGCGCAAATCGAGCCTCGGCGGCCATAAAGTGACTTTAACCCTTTTTGTCTTCCTCTATCCGGCTCGGCATCGTCGTCCGAGCGGCGGACATCAACCGAATAGAGTTCGTAAAATCCCCTAGATTGCTTATTGTGTTAATAAGTATCGTCAATTGTAGCAGCTTTGATGGCTTAATACAGTTGAGAAATGTGTCAGTTAGCCGGTTCAGTCCCTTTTCATCACATACGTATTTATACCCAGAACCGTGCGCAACTGGGCGTGTGTATTCCTCCCCCATCACCGCGATTGCCACGATACGTGCCAGGCGCCTGGCATGCTTAGCGGCTAACTTTTTAGCCTCGTTTATCCCAGCCTCGCTAATCATTATACCCTCGTCAATCACGAGATCAATCTGCTCCGCTGCCATCCTGTCAAGCACAGCCAATGTTGGTTCTTGTATTTTATACTTTACCTTTTTTGTAACCTTTACCGGAGCGCGGAAATATCCCAGGCGCTTATAATACGTCTGCTCAACCTCAAATTCCACCCCTTTCTGGAGTAATAAATCAAGTTCCCTTTTTTCCTGTTTTATAGAATCCATGATAATATGTCTAAAGATCGAAGGCCCCGAAGGATTAACCTCGGAGCCTTCGGTTGACTGTTATACATCACACTGTAATTACGCTCCCGCCTGAGTAACAGGCACGACGGCTGTCAGCCCATCGGCTATTATAGTGACGTTAGCTGTACGCGCTTCGCTGTTAGCATTCGCTCCTACCTTTACTGTCACCACTTTGCCCGAACGGGTAACGGTTATCCAATCGGCGCCAGCATCACCGGCGGCGTAAGTTACGTTTCCAACACTGCTCGCTGTGATAGTCTTGCCGGTTGTATCAGCGGCAGAGGTGAACTCAAGTGATGTTGGTGTTACTTCCAGTCCGGCTGTTCCGTCGTAAGCATATATAGCCTTTCCAGAGCTAACGCTCATCGGCGTAATGGTGAACTCGACAAGGAAAAGACCCGCCGCTGACAGCTCAGCATTTATAATAGCCTCAACGTCGCCGTTAGGGATATCCACCACAAGGCCTTGTTCTGTCTTAACCCGGATAGCCTTATTGGATACTTTCTCTGTACCGTCAAATCCCCACTTTCCCCCAGTAAGAGTACCTCCAACATAGTTGGCCAGTAACTCGGGGTCTGGGTCCATGATTGAAAAAGTCAGCACGGGTACGCGCTTCCTTTTAATTCGAACCTCGGGGCTGGCCTTACCTTCTTCAAAATGTTCGGTAACGTCGGCAGCCTCTTGGTTAATGGCACATGTATCTTGATAGGTCTTCCCTATCTTCACAAGCTCGGCAGGCATTACCCCATTAGAGGCAGCTGTACCAACTTGTATTTCTGATAATCCTAATGTTATTACTCCCATAGTTTGTAATGTTAATGAATGTTCCACCTAATTCTTATGTTCACAAAATGTTGGCTAATAGCCGGCTCATCGATAACTGACTGAGACTCGATTCGCATCGCTAATCCAGCCACGTAAGCACCCCTCAGCGCTTCCATGACGATACCAGATAAGGTACGTAAGCGCGTTACATTCGGCATCTTGGACGACTTCCCGTCATGAGTGACGGTTATATCCTTAACGTAAATATTGACATTCGACGTGCCTAATTGAGGCGCAAATTCTTGAGTCAGCGTTATGGTATTTATTACAATATCCTCAGCCTCGGAGTTGTCGGGCCTCTGCCTTAAATAAACACCTCCTGATAGCTCGCTGGTCAAAGCCGGGTAGTTGGAAAGCGTCTGAAATAGTGTAGTGTCGGTGTCAAATACCTGCTTCATGCTTGGAGTGATTTATTGATATTATCCTTTAGTTTCTTGATTATTTTCGGGGCTTGTTGTTCAGCGTATAGTTCGGCGCTTGTGAGAACGTCACGCCCTTTGGCCTCAACGGCGGCGGCGTAATTCATTCCAGCTGTAACCACAAGGGCTACTCCTTTTCGATATTTCGCCCCTATTTTACGCGCCAGGGCTTCCCCTTGAGCCGCTCCATCGCTACCATTCTTAACAACTGAATAACTACTTCTTACAGCCTGCCCATTTACGAACACCATGTAACCAATTGAGCTACGCAAGTTACCAGTTCTGTCCATGAACCCAAATTGAGGGAGAATTGACCTAGCGATAGTGGTACACTCCTCTCCAAGATATTGCATGCGTTCAATTACCCTCCGCTCTACAACGCGCTGAAAGGCTGTCATCCTCCTTTCGATATCCTCAGGCTTAAATGTAGCTTTTATACCCATAGTCTACAGTTCAATTGTCCGTCTGAGAACCTAA